TTTATAGTGTGTAATCTTGGAGTTGAATGCGCAAGAGACTAATGATCCAACAGGTAAAGCTCCGTGAGGAGTTGCTGTTGCGGACATAATTATCTCTCCTTTGAGATTTTATATATTAATAAGACTTTATGAGTCTCTACCAAATGTTGTCCTCGTTTTCCTTTCAAATACTTGTTTAGGCATACGAGGATCGTTTTCTTTTAAATAGATGTTATCAACAGATTCCATTTGTGTTTGAGCGATAGCACCAAAGTGCTTATCTCTTGCTTCCGCAAGGTTCTTAGGCATCTTACATAATAACTGTCCACCTATTTCAATATTACCTTTCTTTGCCCAATCAGAATTATGATCCATCATTTGATTCTGGAGTTCAGGGTGATCTTCTAATCTAGAAGCTTCCCATCCTTCTCTAAATCTTCTTGAGACATTAGTGTTATCAGTTTGACCTAAAGTAGCCGTTCTGATCCATCTAAATGCCCATCCTTCTTGTGGGCTAGGGTCTGGTAAGTTAGTGGGATTTTCCCAACTTGCTATTCGTTGAGCAGCTTCTCTGCTGTCTAAAGCCCTGGGGCTACGCTCTTGTTTTTTTGGAGTATCTTTAACAGAATTTTTCTCCACTTTTGTGTTATCTAATTCTGCCATATCAATTCTCCTTCAATAATTGAGTTGCATACTGTTTTGCTGTAATTCCCAATTGCCGAGCTAGAGCAACTTGAGTTTTAGTCAGCCGTATTTGCGTGGGTTTTTTGTTACCGCTATCCCTCGTGGCGGTTGCGACAACTGTTTGTGGTTGTCGTTTTGGTGCTTCTTCATTAATAACCATTTCTGAATTATTTGTAGTTTCAACACCGAAAAAATTTGGAAATCCTTGACGCATTCTTTTATCTACTTCTGTGTAGTATTCTTTAGATTGTGTCAATGGATCAATTCCATTCTGAAGTAAATCTTGATCTATATACATAGCAAATGAAGTCATTGTTTTATGATTTGGATCGCTACCTAAAAACCAGGGATTTTTATTTGACCATGCTTGCATATCTGGGTCCATCTTTTTTTGTTGGACATTTTCTACAGCTTCTTTAGGCATAGTTTGTATAATTTGATTCTGAACTTGTTGTGCAACACTTCCTGATTGATTTTCTGCAAGTGTAGCTTTAGCTAATAATTCTTGTGCTTTAACCATTGCATCAGCATCACCTTCTTCATAAGCTTTTTTATATGATTCTGTAGCACTTTGCTTTGCCCATAAAGCATTATTATGAGCTTGTTTATTTAATACTTGACCGCCTTGATCTACCATTTTTTGTAAGCGTTGATTATCAGATAATATTGTTTGCAATCTATTAGTGGCTTCATTTGCCATTCTGTTTGATTGTTCTTTTGCTCTTCTTTCTTCGTGAAATTCGTATTTTATTTGTTTAATACGATCAGATGCTCTTTGACTATAATCTGATATTTCTTTGTCAACATCATCATTATCAACTTTAGATTCTATTTTTTCAGATTTTTTAGGTTTGCGATCTTCTTTTGGAATATCATCTATTATTTCTATTTCAACATCATCTGATTTATCAGTATTTATTTCAGTTGATACACCAAAAAATTTAGTTTCTTCTGTTTGAGATTTTAATTCTTGTTTAGGTTCTTCATTTACTATTTCAGTATTTGACTGACTCATGCTCTTACCACTCCTGTAGGATCATCAACGACTGCTTCCACAGTGTCATCATTAATTAAACGAAATTCTTGTCCATACATTTTGATACGAGTACCTGAGTAAGCGCGAAATATAACCCAATCGCTTTGTTTGCACCAAGCTCCAGTTGGAAATCTTTTAGAATCTTTATAACATTCTTTACCAAGTTTTAAAACATACCCACATATATTAGATATTTCTTCATCTCTTAAAGTTGAATCTGCTTTTAATATACCGCCTTTTGTTTTCTTATTTGCTAAAGGCATAGCTACTAGTATTTTCCAACCTTTAGGTTCTGGAAGTTGACTTTTAATTTTGTCATCTACTATAGGTTTTTTTACACTTTCTGGCTTTGGTATATCTTTTAATATTGTATTATTTTTCATATTTGCACGACCTTTAGGTGTCGAGTTCCTTTTATTTTTGAATGTGTTTTTCAACCCAATCTAAAACTTCTCTTTCTGCGAGGGCTAATCCCTCGATTACTCCAGCCATCTTTTGATAATCGCTATAGTCTTTACAAGCGCCTGTCGAAACATGGTCAGCATGTTGATTCATAATAATTCTAAGTCGTTTCTTTAAAAATTCAGAAAGAGATATCTCCTCCATTTTTAATGCTTGCTCTTTGATATTATTTACCATTCTTACTGCTATCTTTAGCGATATTTAAAGCAAAGTCAACACCTTTTTGATAATCTTCTCTTTCTGCTTTATTTTTTATTTGCTGAACTTCTAGCAAATCGCTAGCAATACGCTGTTGAACATTTGCACTTGCAATTTCTTCTTGTGATTCAATTCTTTGTTTTTCTAAATTATCTCTACTTTGAGCTTTTTTAGCATCTAGTTCTAATTTAGCTTGTCCTTCTTGAGTTTTGCGTTGCTCTTCAGCTTCTTTGATAGCAACTTCTCTTTCTCTCATTTGTATCAATGGGTCTTTTTGTTGTTCTTGTAATCTTTCTTGTTCTGCTTGTGCTTGTGATGTTGAAGATACTCTTTTAGCTGCTTCAGCAACAAGAGAAGAAATTCGTTTTTCAACATCTGCTGGTAATGGTTCACCTTCTGGCGGTAATTCTATACCCATTTCTTTTTCTATTTCTTTTCTATATTGCATACTTAAATGCTCATTAACATAAGCTGATGCTGCTGATAGTATTGTTTGAGCATTTGGCGAAGCTTGAACTAATTGCATCATTTCTGGATTTTCTTGAGCAGCTACAACAGTTTGTATATGTGCTTCATGATCCTGAGTAATAAATGCTTTAACAGGTTTACCATTAATAATATTTTGTACTGCACTTACTGGATCAACTGCCTTAACATCATCATCAGTAGGTACAATATTTTCTACATCTCTAATGCCTAATACTTCTAACATCTGTCTGTGCAGTTCAGGTAAGTTATACATCTGAGGCGCTGACTGTGCTAGTTGCATAGCAGCTTGATACTGCATAATTCTTTGCGCCATTGTTGCAGCATTAGGATCAGATACAGGCAATACATCTACTCTGTTATCAAAATCTTCTGCTTTAATAAATTCTTCATCATCCATTTCATATGGATAAGATGGATCAGTAAAATCTTTTACAATATCAACTAATATATTAAACTCTTTCCGCATAGAAGCATGTAATCTAGCTTGTACAGCACTCATTACTTTCATATTTCTTTCAAGTAATGCAAGTGTTGTACCAACAGGTGCTTGATTATTCATATCAGATACTTTCATATCATTCATGCTAGCAAACCGTCTGCCTTCTTCTACTATATTTCCTAATAATGAAAACAAAGTTGCTGAAGGTTCTTTGTAAGGCAAAAAAGTAATATTGTCTCTAATAGCTCCACCTGGTACATCTACATCTCTAAATTCGCCTGGCGCTATAGGTGTATCATCACCTTTAATTCTAAGACCTCTAGCTTTTAATCCACCTGGTAAATTAGATAAAGTACCTGCATCAACTAATTGTCTAAGTATTGATGTAGCTGATTTAGCTAAACCACCAACCATATGTATTAAACCAAAACCATAAAAACCAATACCAGGAAGATATTGATAATGGACAAGATGTTTTCTTCTTGTTTTAGTATCATCATCTTCATACCAATTTCTTCTAATATTTAAGATGACACCACTAGGATAATTTATTGTTACGATATATGGTAAAGCAATTCCTGTTTCTTCATCTTCTTCTGTTTTATCTTCATAGCCTATAAGGTCTAAGTCAACTTGCATTTCAAGTATTGAATGCCTTCCATCATAATTAAAAGTATTACTTTCTCCAGTCATATCATCATATTTTTTTCTAATATCTGAATATTGACTATCGGATTCTGGAATTTCTATATCTCTATAAAGACCACTAACTTGCATTTTTCGTATTTCATTAGATGACTTACGCATTACATGAGTAGCACGTTCACAAGTTTCTAAATCACTTGCACCATAATTTACTACTACATCTTCTGCTGGTACAAACAAAGAAGAAGGTCTTTTTAAACTAGGATCATAATAAACTTTTCTAAATGCAGAACCAGCTAAAGGTAATGAAAATAACATTTTTTCTGTTTCACTACGATACTCTGTCATTTCATGAGTTAATAAATAATTTAAGTAATCTTCTACTCTTTTACCTTGAGCTTCTTTTTCCTCTGTAATCTTACCAACAATCTTAGTTCTTACTGGACCTTGTGCTGGAAACATTTCTGAAATAGATTGTGATTGAAATCTAATAACAGCTTCACTTAACATTGGATGAAATACACCACAAGCACCAGCCCAGGGTTGTGTTCTTTCTTCTATTTTTAAACCAAGTTGATCAAGACCTTTAATATAAGTTTCTTCCCACTCAGTTCTAGATTCTTTATCTCCATTAAATTCAGAGATTAATTTACTACCTAGTTTATCTAATTCATTTTCATCAATAAATTCACTTAAATTAGAATTAAATTCACTTTCTTCTTCTTTATCAGAAGCTGGAGCAAAATCAATAATCATTCCACCATCTTCAGTATTTACTGAAACAGAATCAGGATTTTCAATTTCTATTGATATATCTTGATCATCTTCTACTGTTCCACTGATAGGTGTAGCAGGTTTCATATTTTCTATAGCCATATAAAATATTGTCCTAGTGTAATACTCGATTATCTAAATCTTCTTCGGTTAAAACATCATCTACAATATCTTGTAAAATATTTTGTAATTCACCTTCTAGATTTAATCCATTGTTTTTTGCTATCAATTCAGCAGATTCATCTGAATACGCACGAATTATTGGTCCTTCGCATAAAGAACCATCTATGATATGTGAGGTTATATAAATTTTAATAATAATTTGCAACCCTATTATGTTCTAAAGGTTCATCTTCTTCATCAGACTCTAATGAAACAAAACCACCTTGTCTAAATCTTAACAGAGCTTGCGTACTGCTATCAACTAAATCATCATGTGCCATATTGGGAAAACCTGCAAACTCTTCAATAGTTTCTTCTGCCCACCTTGTTTCTGGCGCCCAAACAACTCCTGAGTGAAATAAATCAGAAACGGCATTTACTCTTGATATTTTATCATTTCCGCGACTTGGTGTGTATTCTTGTACTGGAATACCCATTGCCCTTAATTCAAATATCAATGGCATACCTGCTGCTTTTGCTTCAACAATAAATGCATCAGGTTTATATTCTTGGTATTTTTCCATCGCTCTTACTTTAAGTTCTGGAAATTCTAATCTTTCTTTATATGCATCAAGCAATATAAGATTAGGTGCAAACTTTCCTTCATCTGTATCTTCTTTATAGAAAACTCCCCAAGTAGTACAAGCAGAGTAATCAGCCCTTTGATTTTTCATAAAGGCTGTATCCCAAGATTGAATAATAAATTCACAATCAGGAGGATTTCTACCTTCCCATGTTCTCCACCATTCTCTTTTAACTAATGCACCTTCTTCAGAAGTAGGGTCTTGTTGATACTGTGCCATCCATTTAGCATTAGGAAGTTCTGATTTCAAAGCAGATAGTTCATCTAAACTCCAAAACTCAGCCCATAAAGGCTTACCTGAAGGTAGAATAGCGGGTAGTTCTATTACTTCCCACTCATCTGCACCACCACGTTTTATGCTAGCATCTACAACTTGACCTGTAAGGTCTTTATTGTGCCATCGAGTCATAACAACAACGATTGAACCATTAGGTTGTAAACGCTGACGAGGACCAGAGGTGTACCATTCATAAGTACGGTTAAATACATTAATATCTGAGCTTGCACCCTCTTGCTCTGAATGCGGATCATCAATTACTAACAAATCAGCACCCTTACCAGTAACTGCACCACCAACACCGATAGCAAAATACTCACCACCTTTGTTAGTATTCCACCGTCCTGCTGCCTTGCTGTCTGATTGTAAGCTTACGTCAGTAAATATATCTTTATAATCTTTGCTATTAACTAAATTCCTAACCTTCCTACCAAAACCAACAGCCAGTTCTGCTGTATGGGCAGTCTGAATAATCTTCTTATCAGGAAACTTACCTAGAAACCAAGCAGGTAATAAATAAGAAGCAAACTCCGATTTTGTATGACGAGGAGGCATATTGATGATTAAACGCTTTAACTCACCACTAGCAACTCTCTCAAACGCATTAGCCATTACTTCATGATGTTTACCATAAATAAAAGCAGACCACATTTCACCAACAAAAGTTATAAAATTATCAGAACACTTTTCTCTAAGTTGAGAATTTTCATATTCTTTAATTAAATCTACAAACTCTTGCTTTTGACTACTAGGTAGACTTTGTATCTTTTTTAATAAATTTACATTCATATATATATACCTACTAAGTATATACTTCCTTTAAAAAAAACTTAGTAAGTTAATACCAAGTATATACTTAGTAAGTATTTACCTACTAGTAAGTAGATAAAGAGTATATCTACCTCTGGATTATATCATTTTGCACGACTTCACAAAAAAATCAACATAAAATTTTATATATATTATATATGGGGGTAAGAATCATAGGTTTTTATACAAAAAAAATTATTTTTACACAAAAAAAGCTATCATTTTGCAATATAATAGGGGGGGTCTATAAAATCAACTCATATCTTGAGCAAAACACTATGTATATATGGAGCAGCGGAATCCGACCTGTGTGCTGGGGGGGTGGGGTCTCATCACGGGCGCTCATCATAAACATCATGGGCGTGGGTGCGTTCCTTATCTGCTCGCGACAGGTGAGCGTGATCGCCTAAGAATCGGCTTCACTTAATAGCTGGTCTAGTTTTGTCTCGATATCTCTCTCGATCTCAATTGTGTCTCTGCTTTTTATTTCTTCTTGCACATCTACAAACATTTTGCAAGAGCGACCAAGCAATTCTAACGCCCTAATCTGTGTGGATGATGTAGCAGTAACCTCAGTTGATTTAGACTGCTTGTATAGCTCTTCTAGGACGTAGTTCTTCGTTCGTAGACTAGATG